CCTGGTGCTAATTTAACGCGATGACTTGGCAATTATTAAAAGCTGAACTTGCTGCTTATGCACATAGCAAAGCGCCAGAAGAGGCTTGTGGCATTATTGCTGGAGGGAAATTTTTTCCATGCAAAAACAAACATCCCAAGCCTATGGAAAGCTTCGCGATTGATGCGAAGGCGTATGCAAAAGCAGAGAAAAACGGAATTGAGGCGATTTTCCATTCTCATTTAGGCATGGAAAATTTCTTTAGCAGGCATGATATTAAATCTTGCAAGGCTAGTAATGTGCCATGGGTGATGTATTGCACTGGCACGAACAGTTGGCATGAGATGGATCCAACTGGCAACGCTCCCTATCTTGATCGTCCATGGATTTATGGTATTTACGATTGCTATGGCTTAGTTCGTGATTACTATCAGAATGAATTTCGTATTGTTTTAGATGACTATGACAGGGGAGAGGAGTTTGAATGGAAAAGCGCGGAATGGAGAATGTTTGAGAAGAATTTTAAAGGGCAAGGCTTTGATGAAATAGATGATTGTGATATTAAGAAGGGAGATATCTTGCTGATGCAGCTTCAAGCTGATTTTCCTAATCACGTGGGCGTAGTGCATTCGCCTCATCAAAACATTTTTTATCAGCATTTATTGGGTAGACTGTCTGAAGCTAATATCTATGGTGGTTATTGGCAAAAAAGCACAACAAAAGTTTTGCGGCATCGGGAGCTTGCTTGAGATGGCGATGGTGGAAGTAAAACTATTGGGAGAATTGGGGAGACGCTTTGGGCGTTCCTATCAATTTGCTGCAAATTCTCCAAAGGAAATCATTTCTGCATTGTCTAATCAGCTTGCTGGATTCAAAGACTATTTGACGAATGCTCATGAGAATGGCATTGCTTTTCGTTTGATTGATGACGATGAGGAAGGTATGTGCTACGAAAACGTATTGATGCCATGTAGGAGATTGATCATTGCTCCAGTGGTTACTGGCAGTGGCGCTGTGGGCAGAATTTTAGTTGGCGTGGCATTGGTTGCTTTGGCTTTTGTGAGCTTTGGTGGCAGCGTTGCGGCAGGCAGCTTGTTTGCTGGTTTTGCGGCAGGCCAAGGTTTTGCTCTTGGCAGTGGCATTTTGTTCACCCTTGGCACGTCTTTGATTTTGACTGGCGTATCGTCATTGCTCACCCCTTCAGTGCGTCTTGATAACGCCACGTCTGATTCGGAGCGGAAGGACAGCTTTCTATTTGACAGGGCAGCAGAACTCACTTCACAAGGCGCTCCAGTGCCTATTTTGTACGGAAGATTTTTAGCTGGCTCTCCATTGATTATTTCCTCTGCTATTACCACTGAACAGGTGCCTGTGTAATGGAAATTTTTCAGCAAAAAGAAGACGGCTGGAGAATTGTCATTGATGGCTCCAAGGGCGGTGGCAAAGGCGGCGGCGGCGAAGCAAGAGCGCCAGAGGAGGATGCAGAATCGCTCAGGAGCCGCTCTGAAGCCTCTTTCGTGGCAGTGTTGTCCGAAGGGGAGGTAGAGGGCTTTGAAGACGGCGTAGACCCCCTACAGCGCATTTATCTTGATGGTACGCCAATCAAGAACACTGATGGAAGCCTGAATTTTGGTATTTCGTCATTCTTCACTGGAAGCTCTGCCAATGCAAATGGCAAAGGCGGTCTTATCCCAGAAATATCAGCTTCTATTCCATCGCTAAATAGAAGTAGTGCCACTGGTCAAGTGGATTCTCTTGTTGTTGACTACAGAACTGGCACACAAAATCAAGATCCAATGCCAGGATTTGATGATGTGAAAGTGGAGCAATCTGTTGGCGTTAAATTAACTAGAGCTGCTGGTGCAGTTGTAAGAACCACCACGAGTAGTTTGCTGACAAAGTTAAGAATCAGAGTGGGTATTGGCGCTTTGTTTCAAGTGGATACTGGCACTGGCGATGTTAAGGGCGACTCAGTGCGGTTCAGAATACAAATTAGACCAGTTGGTGGCAGCACATTTGTTGATGAAAATAAGAGGATTGAGGGGAAAAGCAGGGGGCCAGTGGATTTTGAATATGAATATGACTTACAAGGCGATGGGCCGTGGGTGGTTACACTCACTCGCCTTACGGGAGATCCCACTTCCACTTCTGTTACAAACGATCTCTATTTCAAAGCGATTGTTGGCATCAATACGCAATCTTTCCGCTATCCAAACACTGCATTGGTTGGCCTAAAAATTGGCGCCGAAAACTTCACTTCTGTGCCACAAATTGCCGCTGATATGCTTGGCGTGAAAATTAAAGTGCCTAATAATTACAATCCATTGACACGCAGCTACTCTGGCATTTGGAACGGCACGTTTAAAACTGCCTGGAGCAATAATCCAGCTTGGGTGTTTTATGACTTGTTAACAAACACTCGCTATGGGGCAGGGGAATTCGTTCCCGAAAGCCAAGTGGATAAATTCTCTCTCTATCCCATTGCTCAATACTGTGATGAGCTTGTTTCCAATGGAAAGGGAGGATTGGAGCCTCGTCTAACGTTCAATGCATACATTACAGATAGGGGGCAAGCTTATGACGTACTAAATGCAATGGCGGCAGTATTTCGCGGGATGTTGTATTTCTCGGAGGGGACAATTGTTGCCATTCAAGATAAACCAAAATCTGTTAGCAAAATCTTCTCGTCTGCCAATGTTATTCAGCAAGTAGATGACAATGGCAATGTGACAGAGCCGCCTTTTAACTATGAAGGCACAGCTCGCAAGGCTCGTAAAACTGTTGCTCTTGTTTCATGGAACGACCCTGATGATCAATACAAGGCAAAGACTGAATACGTCGAAGACAGAGATGGCATTGAACGCTATGGCTATCAAGAAGTGGAAATTAGAGCTTTTGGCACGACAAGCCAGGGACAAGCTCAGCGCATTGGCCGTTGGACTTTGTTGAGTGATCAGCTAGAAACGGAAGTGGTCACTTTTAAAACATCCACTGAAGGTTTCTTTGTTTTGCCTGGTGAAATAATTGGCGTGGCAGATCCAGCGAAAGGAGGTAAGCGCTATGGCGGAAGAATTGTTGATGCCACCACTACTTCTCTCACTATTGATGCTCCTTTCACCATCGCTTCTGGAGCGTCCTATCAAGCAAGCGTGATGCTAGCTGATGGCACCATTGAAACTCGCACTGTCACCAATTCCCCAGGCGAGACTAGTGTTTTGTCACTTGCCTCTGCATTGTCTTCCGCTCCAATTACAGGCGCTCCATGGGTGTTGCAAGAGAATAGTGATGGCATCAAGAAATATCGCGTGGTTTCCGTTAACGAAGACGAAGGAGTGGTGACAGTGCTTGGTGCATTGTACGACGAGACAAAGTTTGCCTTGGTTGATAGCGGCACAAATCTGGGACTCACCCGCACATCTATTGGTGGACCTTCCGTTGTCCCATCAATCGCTGGCGGCTCTATTGTCTTGGAGGTGCCATAATGTCATATAACGAAGCGCGTTGGGACTATCCCCAATATTCCGCCTATTCCATTTTCAATGTGATCAATCCAGCTATCTGCTGGAACACGCCACAAAATAATCCCTTCATTGCATCGTTTGAAGTGGACTATTTAGACGTGTTGGAGAATCAATGGAAAAGAATTGGCACCACTTCCACGAGCTATATTCGCTTTCCTTCTGATGTTTATAGCACAAATGGATCATATAGAATTAGAATTACTACCATTGGCATTAATGGTAGGCGCTCGCCCTATGCTTATAGCACAGTGGTGTTAGCGAGTCCGTTGGTCTTTGATTTTACTGCCAGCCAAGACGTGCGCTTTTCTGATGGTACAATTGTTCCTAACCAACGCTATCTATTTTTAATTCTTTGACATGGCCAATCTTTACGGACTCGATGCAATTGGCAATGCTGCCTATGTGAAATCCACTGGAGCAGGAACTGATGCCGATCCTTATGTGGTACAGAATGATGCTTTCACGAGCAGCCTGAAGAGCGCACAAATTACCAATACTGTTAGCGCTGATGTAGTGGCAGCAGTGGCGAGTACAAAGCTGCGAGTACTTGCGATGGCAATCACTGCATCGTCTGGATGCACAGTAAAGCTACAAAGTGGTGCTAGTTCTGATCTTACGCCTCCTTTTTATCTTGGAGCAAACGGCAATATCACTCTCTCAAATTCGTTGGGTTTGTTTGAAAGTGCAAGCGGAGAAAAGATTAATGCAGTTGTAAGTGGCACCACTAATTATTCAGTGTTTGTTTCCTACCGCGAAGTACCAGCATGAGCAGCTTTCTTTCCACCTCTATTGCGCCGCGTGTTGATCTCTATTTATTGCGTAGAGATTATTTTGATGGCATGGGGTTGCTTTTGCAAAAAGAAGACGGCACGCCTTACAACTTAGAGGGGGTGCAAGTGTGCGCCACTGTTTGGAAAAAAACTGGCGATGCTTCTTACACTCAAGTGACCAATGTCAATGTGGAGGAAGAGGAGCCGCTGAGGAATGGCAAAATTCGTCTCTGGCTCACTTCAAGCCAAACTGCAGAAATCTGGGACGCTTATGGCAGTAGCCAAGCACCCGGTGGTATATTTTTCCCAACTGCCTATACGCAAGAGGAGTCAATCTCTCAATTTTCTCCATTGTTTTGGGATGTACGCATTGAAACACAAGATTTTCTCACTGATTTAATCTCCGCAAGTGGCGGAACTTTTATAACGCAAAATAATCACACTCTCGCGTCCTCTGAAAGGGTGATATTTAGTGGTACCACGGAATCTTCAATTAACTTCGATAACACTTCCTCGACTGTTTATGGTGGCTTAACGAATATTTCCTACCTTCCTCCGTATCAATTTAATATTCCTGCTCTCAGTGGAGTGACAAATCCCGCTATAGGTGGCGCAGTTTATAGACTGAGGCAAGACACTGTAATCGCTGGCAATGTAATTGCGGGCACCACCTTGTCAAACTGTTTCCCGTAAAACAATCATGGCTGATCTGCAAGAAGGCGTAAGCGTTGTAACCATTGGTCGCACTGCCCCAATTCCTCCTGGGCAGCAGACAATGGACAATAGTCTGCCCGTTGTAATTGCCAGTGACCAAACAGCGGTGCCAGTAGAAGTGGCAAACCAGCAAATTAGCGAAGTGAGCCTTAGCTTGCTTGGTATTCCAAGGACTGAAGTGGCTCTTGGCATTTTTGCTGATGTGACCACTTATGACATCAATCCAAATGAATGGGCAAGCGAAGGTGGTGGTGCTACTACTCACATTCCCAATGAAAGCGCTGCAAAAGTCGCACTAGGTACTGCCGTAACAAATAATTATCAAATTCTTGGTAGCAAGCGATTCTTTCGTTATCAGCCAGGACGAGTGAGCGCCGCCACTTTTGGTGTGCGCACTTCAGTGTCTAATGATTCCACTGACATCAAAAAATTTGGCGCTTTTGACAAGCGCGATGGTTATTACGTTGAAGTGCAAGGCGGCGGTCAGACATCCAGTGCCGATAAGGAATTTAATTTTTATTGCGTAAGGCGCACTAGCGCTTTTGAAAGTAATGAGCCAGGTATTCGCACTCCCAATGCGCTAGATGGTGATGTTGGCACAGCAGGCACTGACTTGGTGATTGTGCGAGCTGGCCTCACTTACATCCATGCTGGGCTTTTTGACCGCAGCGTCCGTGGCGGTGGTGGTGTGAATATTGGGGGCATTGCGTCTTCTGATGGTACCACCAGTGTTTCAGGCTCGTTTATTTCTGTCGAGGCACCATATCGTTACACATATGAATACCGCGTGCCACGCAAATATTTCAGCCATGATCGGCTAGACGGCGAAAATAGGGCACAATACTATTCAGACAAGACGCCTGGGCGCAATTCGTTCACGCTTTCCATTGGAGGCACCGCATCTTCACCCACTGTTTCTTATACCAATGGGAGCACTGTTATTGATGCGAATGGCGATGTAGTTAGTGATATCAGCGTTTGGGACATTGACTTCTCGAAGGTGACAATGTTCAAGGTGGAATATAGCTGGTATGGCGCCGTTGGAGGCCATTTCCTTGCTTACGTTCCTGATGCAACGACTACAGGCGAAGCTCGCTGGGTGAGAATTCATCATATTCGCGCCTCGAATCAACTTACCAGCCCTAGCCTGGCCAATCCGACGCTACCTATTTCGTATTTAGTGCAGAAGGCCACCAGCGCCAATGAATGTGCAGTATATAAATATGGCGCTTCTTACTACATCGACGGTGGTGACAAGG